AAAAAAAATAAATCTAATATTGATAATATTGATTTAAGAATTTATTTAGGTGAAGAAATAGAAGTTAAAAAAAAAATTAAGATAAAAGATTTAAATTTATCTGATATTATTAAGTTATTTAAAAACTTAGAAGGATATATTTTAAGAGAAAATTATAGTGATAATGTAACAACATTAAAATTAGGAGAGTTTCAAACTATTGCTTTTAGATTAACTGATAACCTACCAAAACTATTAGTAAGTATATTTAATCTAGAAGAAAATAAAATGAAACGTATGCTAACTCTATTATTTTCGGCGATTAGAATATATCGGAATTTCAAAACAAAGGCTTCACCAAAAATTCATACTATATCTGACGCTTATAGCGGTACAAATATAAATGAAATTTTGGATAATGAATTCTCTGATTCTGAGATTTCGGAGTGATTAAGTAATTTTAGTAATCAAGATATATTTAATGAAAAATTAAAAATCTTAATGTACTCAGGTAATGCTAGTTCACCCAATTCATCATCATCATCTTCAAAATTAATTAACGATCTGAATGCAGTTTATAATGATAAAAAGTTATGAAATGCAATAAATGGATTAGTTAATAATTTTGAAAATGCCCATGATTTTAATTCTTTGATAGGATATTTAAGTGATAATATAGATTATTTTGAACTTGAAGAAACTGAAAAAGAAGATATACATTCACGATTATTTACATTTACCGCCAGTGGTGGTAAAAGTAGAGTAATCGCAAATGTAGATTGAGTAACTCAAACAGCATTATCAGCTATACACTTCTACTTATTCAAGTTATTATCAACAATTAAATCTGATTTTACATTTAATCATAAAGATGGTTTACCATATATTTTTAATGTAAAATCAGATAATTATTACTCCGTTGACCTTTCCGCTGCAACAGATCGAATGCCACGATTACTTCAATCCCATATTTTAAGACATATATGTGATAAAACTAACCTAAATGGTAACTCAATCTCTCAAAACTGATTAGACATTGTAGACAGGGAATACTCTACTAAAAATTCGGGTATCAAAGAAGTTGAAAAAATTAGATATACCGTTGGCCAAGGGATGGGTTTATTCACATCTTGACCGTTAATGGCTCTAACTCATCACTTTATTGTTAATCAAATATGTAAAGTACCTGTAGATAATTATTGTTTAGTAGGAGATGATTTAGTTATTACATGTAAAGAAGGTTTTAATAGATATGTGAATTTCATGAATAAAATAGGTATGACTGTTAACTTATCAAAAACTATTATAAGTGAAGATAAAAAATTACATAATATAGAATTTGCATCTAATTTTGTAATTAAAAATCAATTTATCCAACCGTTAAATTTTGGTATATTATATGCATTTAAAGAATGTAAAACATCTTTTGAATCTTTTATATATTCAAGATCTAATGATTTGGATGAACAATTTATAATAAATTTAATGAGCGAATTAAAATTTACCGATTTACATCAATTAGCATGTATTTTTCTCTTCCTTTCAAAGAAAAATTTATTTACTCAAGGTTTTAAAGATATTTTATTACCTCTTTTACCTATTAAATTGCCTAATTGATTCTTAAACATTGATTATCAGAAAATAATTGATATAATTAAACCAGAGATGTCCGATAAAGGAATAACTCTGGATGTAAATAAACCTAATTATATGCTTCAAACCTTGCAATCAGATTTAATAGTAAGAAATCCAAAAGATATTCCTGTTATTAAAAATCTTGCAGAATACTTAACATATTTAAATACTGCTATATTAAATATATCAAGCACTGAAATGTTAAAAGAAGTAAATATGGTTAAAGATATTTACGCTAGATTAATTAATGTTGATTTAATAAAATATGATATAGATGAATTTGGGAATCCGCTGGTTTCAAAAAGAGAACGTAAACTTTTACAAGATATAATTAATCTTAATAAAAAATTAGAAAAGAAAGAAAAAATGTCTTCCATTTCAAAAATCAAAAAAGATCAATCCATACCTTCGGCCATTGATATTATTTAACGCATCTATACCTATAATAAATATAAAGTTTATTAACTTTATATAACTTTAATCGGGTTTAACAACTGTACTGTACTTATAAAGCATTACATAGTTATTCAGATTTTACTATTTATAATTTTTTTTATAAATGAACCATTTAAAATGGTAATCTAAATTCCCCTGATTAGAGTTCCGCTTCGGTTACATTTAGTAACCTTCGCGGTTATTTAAATTAAATTTTTGTTAATTTTTAAAAATATAAAAATTAACTTGTTTTTTAGATAAAGCAAAAGGATACTAAATGTATTCGATTGCTAACTCTAACCAGGAAATATTTAATTACCATTAATGGTTAATTATAAGAAAAAAACTTATA